TTGGGCTAAAGAAGCTGACAGTCCTTGGTGTTTCCTAGCATTCTGTAAGGAGTGGGAAGGATATAATCTGTTTGGTTATGATCATGTAAACTACATACCAATCTGCAAGGATGGGAGTTGTTCTGGGCTTCAACATTTCTCAGCCGCATTATCTGACGGTGAAGGTGCATTAGCTACAAACCTAGTGCCATTAGATAGACCTGCAGATATCTATCAGACTGTGATTGATAAAGCTATCGTCAGAGTTAAGGCTGATGCCAAGCGTGGCGACAATAAAGAAATAGCACAAGCTTGGTTAGACTTTGGGATGTCCAGAAAAACAGCAAAGCGCAGTACTATGACACGGGTCTATGGTTCAACGTTGTTCTCAGCGAGGTCATTTGTACAGGAATATATAGAGGATACAGACTTGAAAAGATTACAAGCTGATAGATCATATGTATCTCCCTTACTTGATAAAGAATTTGATGCCGCAATCTATCTAGCTAAGTATATCTGGGAAGCTATTAACGATACAGTTAAAGCGGCTAAGACAGGGATGGATTGGTTGCAATCTTGTGCCAGAGAATTAGCTAAAGAAAATCTACCTATCACTTGGACTACAATCGATGGCTTACCTATCATGCAGAACTATCCTGATATGAAGAAGCGCAGAGTGAAGACTAAGTTTGGTGACAAGCTAATCTATATGACAGTACAGGAAGCTATTAAAGATAAGCTCGATAGTAGACGACAAGGCAATGGCATCAGTCCTAATTGGGTACACGCTAATGATAGCTGTCACCTACGAATGACAGTTAACCTATCTAAGTTCAACGGTGTTACTCACTTCGCTATGATACATGATAGCTTTGGATGTCACGCCGCTGATGTTGAGATGCTTGGTGCTTGTCTAAGAGAAACCTTCATAGAACTTTATGTAGAGAACGACCCACTACAAAAGTTTAAAGAAGAAGGTGAGCTGTTAATTAATAGAGAACTACCTGACCTACCACCGAAGGGTGACTTCGATGTTACTCAAGTACGCCAGTCGGAGTTCTTCTTTGCATAATTCTAACCATTAACGATTAGGTTGCACTATAGCATTCTCACGAAACCGAAAGGAACTTATGGATACTAAGACACTCATAATGATGGCTGAATACTATAAGCGAAATGCGATGCCCTTGCCTGTCGATGTACAGGCGAGGCTTCATGCTCATGGTATTTCAACAACTGAATATCAACACAATTAATAAAGGAATAATAAGTATGACTAATTTTGTCACACCAAAGGGCATAGCAGTATGGCCTAAACTAAACCAACCAGATTATAAATTTAATGTGGATGGGGAATACTCAGTAAAACTAAAGTTATCTGCAGAAGAAAGCCAAGGTCTAATCAAACAACTTGAAGACGAACGCGATGCATACAAAGCTGAAGTAACTAAGAAAAATCCAAAGGTATCTAACTACAATCTAGCATCCGTCTATGAAGAAGAGATGGATGATCAAGGAAATCTAACTGGCTTCAATCTATTTAAGTTCAAACAGAAAGCTGTAATCAAAACCAAATCAGGTGATAGCATTAAGAAAACTGTAGCATTGTATGACAGTAATAAAACACCGACAGATGTGGTTGTGAATGGTGGTTCAACTATTAAGGTAGCCGCAAGCACATTCTGTTACAATATGCCTAGCTCCAAAATGGTTGGTATATCATTGCGACCTACAGCAGTTCAGATCATAGAGCTATCTCAAGGAGCTGGTGGAGTTGAAGCTCTAGCTATGTTTGACAAGGAAGATGGCTTCGTAGGTAATGGTGTTTATAATGGCGGTATATCCGCAACCGCATTTGATAGTTCGGAGGCGGTAGCAGTATCAGATGACGCAGACTTCTAAGCGAAAGCTTGGTGGTGTACGTAATTCAACTGTAAGACAGAACGCAATAAAGAATGGTTGGCGGTCAGGGTTAGAAGAAACCCTTGCCGCTGACTTACGTTCTAAGGGTATCGATTACAAGTACGAAGAGAACGTACTAAGGTATGAAGTACCATCAAGGATGGCACGTTACACACCAGACTTTTATATTAAAACTAAATCTGGGAAAACAATTATAGTAGAAAGCAAGGGGCAATTCAAAGTTGCCAATAGACAATCAATGATACTGGTAAAAAATCAGCATCCAGATATCGACCTTCGCTTTGTATTCTCCAACAGCAAACAACGTATTTCTAAAACCAGCAAAACAACCTACGCCATGTGGTGTGAGAAGCATGGCTTCTTATATGCAGACCGTACAGTACCAGAGGAGTGGCTAAATGAATAAAGAAGATGTCACACATATTATTGTACACTGTGCATACACACCTAGAACTATGGACATTGGTGTTAAAGATATTGACCGCTGGCATAGAGCTAAAGGATGGCTCGGCTGTGGTTATCATCTTGTTATCAGACGCGATGGCACTGTTGAATATGGTAGACCTTTATCACGTACAGGCGCACACGTCAGATCAATGAATAAGAAATCAATCGGCATCTGTTTGATTGGTGGCATGAACGCTGACAAAACTGGAGCGCAGATAAATTATACTGATGAACAATATGCATCGTTAAAGAAAACTATCGATGAACTAAAATGGGAACACTTCCCTGATGCTAAAGTTAAAGGGCATACAGATTTTGATAAGGGTAAGACCTGTCCAAATTTTGATGCTGAACTTTGGTACAATACAGGTGAGGTAGTACCCACCATTTAATTAAGTTGCACTATAGCATTTTAATATTTTCCTCCCAACTGGCCTCACGCTTTTCGCGTGGGGTCTTTTTTATCTGGAGACACAATGTCACTCACAACAATTTTAATTCTAATTACAATGCTACTCTACTTTCTCGGCGGTGTATTACTAACACGTCAAGTCAGTATGGAGCTAGAAGAAGATCAAGACTTAGCTTTACGTAGCTGGTTGTTCATCTTTTTCTTATGGCCTGTCGAGGCCGCACTCGATGTCTGGTTCACTCTATTAGATGCACTAGGCAATCCCCGAAATCCTGACAACTAGGAGACTACTATGAATAAGACTACACAGATTAAAGACCATCTAAAAAAGTACGGCACAATCTCACCGTTAGAAGCTATGTCAAACTATAGCGTCTGGCGATTAGCCGCAGAGATACACAGGCTACGTCAACGTGGTTTGGATATCACAACCTTAATGAAACGCGCACCAAATGGAGCGAAATATGCAGAGTACCAGCTCGAACGATAGTTCATTACTTTACCATACGTCATGTGAATGTGGCAGTAGCGATGCCCGTGCAATTTATAGTGACGGTGGAAGCTGGTGCTTTTCTTGCCAAAAATTTTTTAAGGAAGATGCTAAGATGGAAACAGAATTCGTACAATCGAAACCAACGTTCGGTCTTATCCCAACAGGTCAAGCAGGTTCACTTGCTAAACGTAAGATAACTGAAGAGACCTGTAAGAAGTATGGCTATACTATTAGTGAATACAAAGGCCAGCCTGTGCAGGTTGCAAACTATAAGAAGGATGGTGAAGTCGTAGCTCAAAAGATACGCTTTGCTGACAAGTCTTTTAAATTCTTAGGTGATGCAAAGAACGCAGGGTTGTACGGACAACATCTTTTTAAAGGTGGTGGTGCTATGTTGTGTTTAACAGAAGGTGAGCTAGACACGCTTTCACTTTCCCAAGCACAAGGCAATCGTTTTCCTGTATGTAGTTTACCGTCAGGAGCTGGCAACGCAGTCAAAGCTGTACAGAATTCTTTAGATTTTGTTGAGTCATTTGACCGTGTTGTTCTCATGTTCGACAACGATGAACACGGTAGGAAAGCAAGCCTCGATGTGGCTAAGTTATTGTCACCATCGAAGGCACACATTGCTACGTTACCTGAGAAAGACGCTAGTGATATGCTAGTGAAAGGCAAGACTAAGCAGATGCTAGAAGCTATGTGGGAAGCTAAACCCTACAGACCTGATGGCATCATAGCTGGTGTAGATATGTGGGAATTAGTTTCTACACCAGACAATACCCAATCCGTACCCTACCCGTTCGATGGTCTCAATGAAAAGACTAGAGGTCTAAGACGTGGTGAACTTGTAACTATTACTGCAGGTTCTGGGGTTGGGAAGTCGCAGGTATGTAGAGAAATTGCATACCATTTAATTAAACAGGAAGAGACATTAGGTTATATCGCTTTAGAAGAAAACTGTAAGCATACAGCAATCTCTCTAATGGGTCTGGCTATAGATGTACCTCTTCATTTAACTCAAGAAGGAATATCAAATGATACTCTTAAAACTGCTTTCGATACTACCGTTGGCAATGGTCGTGTTTTCCTCTACGATTCTTTCGGCAGTATGTCTACGGATAAGCTCATGGAGCAGGTCAGATACCTTGCGAAATCTTGTGGTACTAGCTGGATTATCATCGATCATCTCAGCATTATTGTTTCAGGTATTGATGATGGTGATGAGCGGAAGGCTATCGATGTTATAATGACGAAGCTACGTTCTCTTGTAGAAGAGACAGGCATCGGACTTATACTTGTTAGTCACTTACGCAGACCTGCAGGTGAACAAGGTTGGGAGAATGGTAAAGAAGTTACCCTTAATTCCCTACGTGGTTCAGCGGCAATCGCACAGTTAAGCGATATGGTTATCTCAGTAGAGCGAGACCAACAAGGTGACAACCCAAACACTACTACAGTGAGAGTTCTCAAGAACCGCTACAGCGGAGAGACAGGCATAGGTTGTTATCTAAACTACAACAAAGAAACTGGACGTATGATTGAAACTCAATGTCCAGACAACGCCCCCGACTTTGGGGACGATGATGATTTTTAATTTTAGCTAGTCGAGAGGGACAGCATCAAATGAAACGTATTATGTTTGACATCGAAACAGATGGTCTAGTACCAGACCTAACAGTATGCCACAGCCTTGTGCTATTAGATATGGATACTGAAGAAGTATTAAGCTGTGCAGATCAGGAAGGTTATACATCTATTGCAGATGGTATGACTTACCTAGAGAATGCAGAGTTACTTGCAGGTCACAATATCCAAGGATTTGATTTACTTGCTTTAGAGAAGTTGTTTGGATTTGTATATGAAGGTGAGATACATGACACGTTATTGATGTCCCGTCTCGTCTGGTCTGATCTTAAAAACAATGACTTCAATTACATCAAGAAGAACTTAGACTTTCCTAGAAATCTAATAGGTAGCCACTCGCTTAAAGCGTGG